GCTGTGCCACTGCCTGGTTTCCTAGATGTCCTCCATCAAGAGCCAGGTTCCGTCGCAGGAAGCGTCGTAAAGGCTGGACGGCTTGCCCTGGTGAACAACGATAAAGTTCCTCAGAGTGCTGTTTACCTTGATTTTGACGATACTGCCGACCGGTTTATTCCCAAGTTTTACAGTTGCCATAATTGCACCCCCTTAAAATTCCATGCGCTTCTGCGGCTGGTTCCAAACGCCCGTAGCGTGCACGCCGTCTAACGACTCAAATGTCACCACAAACGGATTTCCGCTGACATCTGTGCTGTACATCAGCTCCAACAGCGCCAGCCGCGAATCCAGCCCCGCGCAGATGCTGCGAATATCGGGATGTGCTGCCGGGTCGGCGTTATGTTCCTCAATAAGGTCACGCAGCTGCACAATGAACTGCGGCAGGATCACCGCTGTGCAATAATCCTCCACATCCTTAGCCGTCATAAACGCCTCGGGGACGTAATCAATATGTACCTCTGCACCCTCGCCGACGGTAATCACAACCGGATAGCGCCGCACGTCCAGACCTTTGGCGGTGTAGGCGCTGACATACTGCGGATAGTCACCGAGCGTAGCATAAAACAGCAACACTTCCGAGCCGTCCAAATCCCGCGCGAAAACACCAAACTCACGGATATAAAATCCGTGTTCCAAACCGCCGTTCATATCGCTTCTGTACTCGACGGTCATGCGGATAGAATCCTTGTCATAGATCGGCTCGGTCGTTGTACCGGCGGCAACCGGCTCGACCAAATCCTCAAGCTCACCCGGATAGGTGCCGCCCGGACATGTCCCAGATCCCATCATTGTCCGCGTCAGCACCATCGGGGTTGCCCCGCCAAGGACTTTAGCAATCAGCGCCAGCCCCTTTTGGGTTAACGCACAGCCGTATTGGCTCATAACATTTCCTCCTCATTCTGCAATCGTTCCAGCATCGGCAGCCGGGTCTCTAAAATGGTCGTCATGGCAGCGTCAACGCACAGCCGCCCCGGCACAGGCCCGCGCTCCGGCTCCAGTATCGGCAGGCGGGTCTCCGCCATTGCGCTGCCCAGATAGGGAGTTGCGTAGACCGCGCAGCGGTGCTCCGTCTCCGGCCGCAGCTCCGGCAGAATGGAGATCATCTGCGTCTCATAACAGCAATGGGTGACATACAAGTTGTGCTGATAAGGCCGTTCCGACTGCACATACATTTTCATTCCCACGCCTGCGGCAAGGATACGCTTAATCGCTCCGGCTATGGGTTCGCGCATTCTCACGCGCTCCTCACTTAAAAGCGCTTCATCCACGTATAGCGCTATTTTTGCAGGCCATACGTCTTCCAGCGTAATATCCGTTGGAGCTACGCCCAGCAATTCCGCTGCCGCGTTAATTACGGTATCCGTATCACCGCCTGAAAGCTGTGACAGCACCTTGACTTTAATCATAAGCCGATAAAATGCATCATCTGCACCGAAACGCTGCACACCAAAATTAGCGCCGTACCGGTCAAGCACGGACCCACGAGCATAATCCAGTTGATCCCATAACTTTACTTTCTCAGCATGTTCCTGAACCATGTCAAGACCCCAGGCGAAGAGTGAAAACAGTTTTCCGATATTAGTCTCAACCGGATAATCCTGCCGACAGTTATCAACATCCGTTCGGCTGTATGCACTTGTCAATGCGTCGAGCATTTTGAACAGATATTTTTTCAAGATACGCTCACCATACTTTCATCTGTAACCGCTTTCTGGCGTGCCGCAATTTCAACGTTGCCCCAGTCAAAGGTATCTTCGGAAGCGCTTATTTGCAAATCGAAATCCACAACTCCCGGCACTTTCAAAACCTCAGCAGGCAACGCCACACGAATAACCGACTGCCCAATGTTTAACCCGGCATAGTTGTCTCCGCCGATGTAAGCTATGAGCTTCTGTTTTATCTGCTCGATGCCGTCCAGCGGGAAGTATTGATTCGTGACAAGATTAAATACCCGCACCCACACGTTTACCGATGCCGGGCGGCTAAAATGGATTTCATATGGCTTCCCGGATGCACTGGTAATGGCAGCTGTTGTGTTTCCAAAAGTCTGTATTCCCGCTGCTTTTCGTCTGAAGATAGCCTGCGCGATTTCATCATCAAGCCCGCCGTATGCCACAATCTCAATCGAGTGAGGCGGCAGTCCGCTGGCATTGACAAAATCAGTGTCGTTTTCCTCGCCGGTTACGGCAATAACGGCTTCAACATTCTCATAGATTTCAGCTACAATCGCGTCGATATTTACGCCGCCCGCAAAGTCAACAGAAATATAATAGCGTTCTCTGAATTCAGCATCGGTTTCTGTGTTGCGCCCGCCCTCAAATGGCCGGGGGTTCGTCACAGAATGGATTCCCAGCTTCGGATTAGTGATGATACTGACTTTATTTTCATCGGTATTGCTGTCAGGCCCTGGGATAACGGCTGACGCCGGAAGCGTTACCGAACCGTTCAGAATCATTCCCGAGCGAAGCGTGATATACTGTGTCCCGATGATCGATTCCGCAAGGAACCCTTCCGGCACTTCTACTCCGTCATCGCCGGTAAAGGTCAGATATCCAACAGCCTTCTGCGCGCCCAAAAGCCGAAGCCCGATTGCCCTGCCGAGATTGTACAGGCTTGAGCCTACCGCAGTGTCTACAAACCGGCTATTGTATACATCCTCCAGCGTGGAAAACAAGAGATTCAGCACCCAGGCATAAATTCGCAGAAAAATCCCAAGAGGGGAGCGCACCGTCAAATTGGCTTTGGAGCCAAATAACTCCCGCGCTTTATGTTCGAGGGCATCCAGCAGTTCCGCGTAGGTCGGACGCCGAAAACCCGCGTCTGTCAGCCCCCAATCTGTAGCTTTCGCCATTATGCAGTCACCTCCAAACTGATTTTCTCGCCGTTTACGAGTGTTGCGGAAAACTGCGTCGAAACATTCCGGCCATCGTAGGAAGCGCTCATTTTGTCTATCCGCAAAATATCGGGTTCCTGAAAGATAGCCTCCCGAAGAATTTCCTTGATTTCCTCAATATCGATTTCGTTTTGATTGGTTCCCATAACGCGTTCATAGTCTGTTCCATGCTCTAAGTCCGCGAAAAACTCCGCTTTCCACGTTATCAAGGCATGGCGCACATTTTGGACTGTCGTGTCCTCTGTGTATATTTTCCGAAACGAGCCATTTTCGTCGAACACAAGGTCCCGCGTTTCGGGATCAACCAGCAGGGTCATATTGTCCATGGCTTTACCCTCCGATAAATACGTCGCCGCTCCCATCCCGGACCGCGCCAGCCAACGAAACCGCGTCGCCTATACGCCCGGCGGATATACCGTTGATAAACACCGTGGAGCTGCCGGACGCAATCCGGTCTGCGTGGGATGGATGAGCCAAACAGCCGTGTGGGGCGTAAGAATCGCCAACACGTCCTGCACCGCGCCCGTTGATAATCACATCCGGGCTGCATCCCACCAACGGAACCGGCGGGCAGGCATCGTGCCCGGTGCAGCAGTCGCTTTTTCTGGTTGCTGCCGGCATAGTTCACACCTCCTCAGTTCAAATTGATTTGAGCGCCCTTGACGTTCACACTGTCAGATGCCGTGATGTTTACCGTCCCGGTTTTCATGTCAATGGTATCCGCAGTAAACTCCGCAACGGTCACGTCCGTGTTTTTGATGATAACCTTTTCGTTTGTGACCGCAACATAAATTACGCCATCCTCTTTTGCCAAAACGTGGGCTTCGTCAGGCAACCCCTTAACCGTGTAATCACCGGACACGATGCCGCCGATAAAGATGGCATCGCTTGTCGCGTGATTCCGCTCGGTCAGAGGCTCCGCCTCCTTACCGCCGGTAACAGTGCTGTCCATATCGTGGTCCAGGTAGACGACAAACCCTACGTCGCCCACCTTTATCCAGGGCCGCAGGATGAATCCGCCAATGCGGGTAACACCGACCGGCACTTTCAAAATCGGCGGCTGGGATTCATAGTTGCCGTTCTCCAACTGCTTGGAAAGCGGCTGAACATTGACCGTCATTTTCTCCTTGTCAAACTTCAGCACCTTCACGGTTGCTGAAACACAAATGGATTCAGCCCGTTTTCTGTCACGAGTTTCCTCGTAATTGTATGGGTTTACACTTGCCACCCTGTATCCCTCCCATTAGAACGGTTTCAGCTCCATATCGGTTTTCCAGTCTTCGGTCCTGCTGCCAGAATGCTTCCCCTTTACAACGATGAATCTCCCGTTCAAATCACTGGACTGAATCTTGACAACCTCAGCCGTCGCGACATTGTAATTCAGCAGACAAGAACGTGAGATGGTGTCCTCATCCCGCGCTTCTCCGGTCTTTTGGGAATTTGCCTTCGTTTCTATCGGGATAGGAATTTCTTCTTCATCCGTGCGCAGCAGGCCAGATGCCGGCGTGATGGTCAGCCCGTTATTGATACCGTCTTCCGCTTTCGTGATGTAGGTCTGTCCTGTCGTCCGGATAATGAACCGGCTTTTGCACTCCCGCACGATAACCTCTTTGAGCACTTGCCTGAGATTCCCACGGCAAACGCGGCCTCGCGGATAAGTGATATCGTTGGACAGCTCACACCGCGCAACCTCTACGCCGAATATATTCAGCAGGTCCTTTACCATAGCCAAAGCCTTTGTGTTTTCGGCATATGTTTTGTTCACAAGCCTGCCGAGGATTTCTTCAGCGCAGGGCTGCACGGTCAGGGTGGTTGTCCAATCCACGTTATTCTGCTTATGCTTCAGACCAACCACTTTGCCGACCAGAATGCAGCCGACATCGCCTTCATAGCCTGCATTCAGCACGATGGAATCATTCTTTTTGATGCTGTTCCGGGTGTTGGCCGAGAGGTTTGTCACCTTGACGGTGGCAACCGGAGGCTCGTCGCTGTCCTCGAACGGGATATCAAACGAAAAATCCAGCCCATCCAAGTCATACTTTTTGCCGCCGATTACCAGCGTGGCTGCCCGAATCCAAAATGCCATATCACTCCACCTTTCTGTCGTACAGGTAAAGCTTTACATCTTTCCCGAAATTCTCCCATGTCACCTCCGACACGTCGGTGTCCGTGATGCAATACGGGATAATAACCGGTATCGGGAAGCGCTCGTCCTCTACCACGTTGAACAGCGGACGCCCGTAGCGGACAACTTCTCCAAATGCCAGAACATTTCCATTCACGTCCAGCAGGTCTACCGTGAAGAACTTTCCGATATCGTTGTATTTCACGGTAAAGGAATAGGTTTTGTCCACCAGCTTTACAGAGAACGTATACGGGACCCGCGACACATCAATCGCCAGATACTCGATATCTGAGTTGAAATCAATCAGTTGCAGCGCCATATTTACACCTCTCTTTGTGCCATTCAGGACGACAGACCGGAGTAGCTGCCCGTTTTTCGCGTAAGCGGGGCGGAGCTGCTGGGCTGCTTATATGCTGAATCATATCGCGCCGCACTGGATGAGCTTACCGTCTGCAACGCGGTCACCGCAAGTCCAACGGCTGCGGTGACCGCAAGCTGCTGATTCGTACTCTTTCCCGCGTCCTGGCTGGTCATAGGCAGCTCCGAATCCATCGGGACATATTCGGGTGCAACAAGCTGAACCTGTTTGAGCGTGGCTGAAAATTCCGCGCCGTCCTTGTTCAAATGGGAACGGTCAAATTTCAAGCTGGTAAACACCAGGTTTGACATTCTCGTAACACCGGTATAGGTAATCAAATCGCGGTTTTTCCGCATGGCCTTTAGCGCATTGATTGCGCTGTTTCCCCCGATGATTGTACCGGAGAGATTGAGCGTTCCGGAGGCATTGTTCACGTGGTCGTTTATCTCAGCACCCTGTTCAATCGGGTTCGACGTAACCGTGCTGCTGTAGCTCTCGCTTTCCTTACCGATAACGCCGGTGGAACGCGCTTCAAACCGAACCGTTCCGCTCTTTTTCCCGGTTAACGTATAAGCCATGACTGTTCTCCTTGTAATCTGCTCAGAGTCGTCCTGTAATGACAACGAAAGATGAGGCTAAAGTTGATAATCTTTTTTAAGCTTCATGCTTTCCGCCAAAGATTCGCTAACATGTTTGGTTACCTCATCTAGCGAAAATAAGGGTTGCTGGCCTTGCAGTGCAAGTGCAAGGTCAGCAATTTCTTGTGCAGTTCCCTCCTGGACTATGAAAATCGCTCTCATAAGGTTTTCCTCCTGTCAAAATGCGTACTGGTTCTTCAGCGACATCCTCTGAAGCTCCTCTTCACGGAACTCCTCAAACAGCGCTCTTACCTTGGCTTCAAATTCAGATACAAGTTCCGAGCGCGCCTTTTCCAAATCGTCTTGGTCGGCGTTGCCCTGCACAATGATTTCAGCATTCAATACCGGGGCAAAAACAACCGGGCCACCGCCGCCGACCGGGGCATCTCCGCCGCCTTCTGGTTTGGGGTCGCCGCCTTCCGGCTTAGGATCGCCATCTCCGCCGCCTTCCGGGTCGCTATTTTCATAGCCGGGTGGGTTAAAATCATCCACCAGCGGACTTATTGTGTAGGTCAAATCCGAAACCTGCGGCGGTATAATGCCTTCTATTACGGGATGAACACCGTAGGAGATATCGGAAATTTTTGGCGTGTCCAGTTCTCCAATAATGGGGCTGGCGCCATAAGTCATTGTTTCTGACAGGCTGATTTCCGGTCCGTCGAGGGTCTTCGGGATTGCCCCCTTCATACCCTCTGTGACGCCCTTCATGCTCCTGTCGAAGCCGCCGCCCAGGCCCAGAGCCATGTTGTCGCCGATTTCAGCGAACACCGTAGACGGGCTGTGAATGCCCAGAAAGCCCTTGATCCCGTTTACGATGCCGCTTGCAAAGCCTTTGACCTTTTCCGTCACCCAGCTTGCCATCGACGATATGCCGCTCCACAAGCCCTGTACGATGTTTTTGCCGACGCCTATAACTTGCCCTGGGATTTCGCCGAGCGCGCTGAGGATGGCCGCTCCGATCGCCGGAAGCTGGCTCACAAGCTGAGGGATTGCTGAAACGATACCAGCTGCAAATTCCAGCAGCAGGGTCACGCCAGTCGAGACAATCGCCGGGAAGTTATCGCTCAGGGTTCCTACGATGCCGGAAATGATCGCAGGCAACTGTCCTATCAACTCTGGCAGCGCGCTGATAATGCCCGTCGCCAGATTCGTGAGGATCAAAACGCCCTGCTCCAGAATCACGGGCAGGTTTCCGGTCACAAAACCAACAATCGACGATATCACTTCCGGGAGCATTCCGATTAGTACAGGAAGCGCACCGATAATACCGTCGATTAGCGACAGCAGGATGGTGGAGCCCTGCTCCAGAATCATAGGCAGGCTCTCGGTCAGAAAACCGAGTATCTGGTTTATCAACTCCGGCAGCTGTCCAACCAGCACCGGAATTGCGCCGACAATGCCGTCCGCCAGGCCGCTTATGAGCTGCATCCCTGCGTCAACTACGAGTGGCAGGTTCCCTGTCAGCGCCCCGGCCATCAGCATCACCGTCTCAACCATAGACGGTATCAGTGTAGGGAGCATCCCTGCAATTCCGGAGGCCAAGGACGCGACAATCTGTACTCCGGCCCCGGCCAGCACAGGCAGGCCGCTCAAAATGCTATCACCGAGCGAAGTGACTATTTGGATTGCCGCGTCAATAATCATCGGCGCATTATCCAGCAGTCCTTGGCCCAGTGCACCGAGCAGCTGCATCCCGGCGTCAATCGCCATCGGCAGCTTCCCGATAATCATGCTCAGGCCGTCGCTCAAAACGCCGCCAAGGGCTCCCATTGCCCCTGTCAGGCCGCCTTCTTGGAAGGCATCAGAAAGCTTCGTAATCGCATCTGTGCCGAACTGTGTAAATTCACGCAGGGAAGGGGACAGCTCGTCTGAGATAACGATTTGTGCACCCTCCAAAGCGCTCTTGAAATACGTAATATCGCCAGCAAGGTTGTCCATTTGGGTGTCGGCCATATTTGATGCCGCACCCGCTGTATTGTCGAAGGCGATTTGCAGATCTTCGAGATTTCCACCGAGCGCGGACACAATATCTGCCTGTGTCACACCTGCGTCTGCGGCTTCCAGCAGCGCTTCTGCAAACAGTTCTGCGTTCCCGCCGGAGATTTTTAGCATATCGGAGAAATCCGATTCGCTCACTCCCAGCTTGCTGAGGTTGCTCTGCATAGTTGAGAGGTTAAGCCCCACGCCAGACAGCGAATCTGACAGGCTGCCCAAGCTAACCCATGCGCCGTCAATAGCTGTTCCAAGCTCGTACCAGCGTTCTGTGCTTGTACCAAGCATTGCTTCAACAGACTTCAAATCAACTTTATTGAAAATCTCATTGAGAGCCTGCGTTTTTTGTTCCTGAGTAAGCGTGGACAGCGCACCGTTTAGGTCGCCAAACGTCTCATTCAGCGGACGCAGATTACCTTCTGCATCAAAGGCATTGATACCAAGAGCTTCCAACTGTGCCGCCGCTTTATCCGTGGGTGCGGACAGCGAAAGAATCATATTGCGGAGAGCTGTACCGCCCTCTGCACCTTTGACGCCGTTATCCGCCAGGACGCCCAGCGCCATGCTCAGCTCTGTCGTACCGCCAGCCAGATTCTTTGCCGTGCCGCCTACCGTGAGGATTGCGTCGCCAAGCTGCTGGACACTTGTGTTGGACTTGGAGCTTGCCGCCGCCATTTTATCTACCAGCTCGGAGGTTTCGTCCAACGAAAGTCCGAGCGCCGATTGCGCATCCGTCACCATGTCGGAGGCAGCAGCCAACTCAATGCCACCCGCTGCCGCAAGATTTAGGACGTTTGGCAACATGGTCATGGATGTCTCAGCATCGTAGCCTGCCAGCGCCATGTAGTTTAAGGCGTCCGCCGACTGCGACGCGGAGAAGGCGGTATTCGCGCCCATCTCCATAGCAAAGTCCCGAAGCTTGGAGAAATTCTGGCTTGCTTCGGAGGTCGAATCATTCAACTCGGCAACGGTGTAACCCATCGTTGCCGCGACCTGGGACATGGATGAATCGAAATTCATCCCGGCGTTGACAGAGGAAGCTGCAAAGCCGCCCACTGCAACGGTAGCGGCGGTCAAACCAACCGCCGCCGCGCGCCCGGCACACCCCCTCAACACCCCCCCCCCCCCCCAC